TTAGCCATGTCAGCCTAGCCTTACGCCACCTGCGATTATAACCCCTAGCGTTAGAGTTACCCCGTCTTTGCTCATGGTCTAGGGGGGTACCCTCTGGGGTGCTCCAGGTTTTCTTTATGCGTCGCGTTGTAGTACAGCTACACTTACGCCGCATACAGTAGGCACACAATCCCATAGCAACCCCTAACGTGTACGCTGCACATGGTCAGAGCATCATACCTGCATTATGTGCTTCAATGGCTTCAATTGCTTCATCAATGCCATGCTGACCAGCCAGTAGCAGCAGCTCCATGATGTCATCATCACTACAGCCTTCTAGATAAGTTACTGCACCTGGTGACAACCTTTTAACTATTGCGATTAATCTTCCAAACATTTGAATCCCCTTAGATAGATAGTATTTGCTTGCCCTTGAGTATCGGCGTTTCAGTATAGCAAACTGAATAAAAAAACGCGCCTGCCGGCTGTGGGGATTATTTGGAATGACCGACAGACGCTTTCAAGGGGGAACGCTAATTATAATTAAACTATCGGCGTAACCGTTAGGCTACTTACAATGAAAGAATGAAGTACACAATCACCCGCAAATCTGGCAACGTGCAAATCATTGATGCACAAATCAAATCTGTTAGTCAGCATGTGCCAATGTTAGCGTTGTCAGACTTGCACTTTGACAATCCCAAATGTGACAGGGATTTGTTGAAACGTCATCTGGATCAAGCTGTTAAACGTAATGCGTTTATTTGTATCTTTGGCGATCTGTTTTGCGCAATGGAAGGTGCTGGCGATCCACGCGCCTCAAAATCTATTCGGCCTGAGCACATGCCCTCCGCTGGTGGCCCTTATCTTGATCTCATTGTGCATGAGGCCGTTGAATGGTTTAAGCCATACGGCCAGCACTTAGCGCTCGTCTGCCCTGGCAACCATGAAACCAGCGTACTAAAACGCCATGAGGTTGATCTAATTGATAGGTTCGCTCATATGATGCGATCCTCTGGTGCAATCACGGTTTCTGGTGGATATGGTAACTTTTGCAAGGTTCGACTTGAATACCAGAGAAACAAATCACAGACTACGATCTATTCGCACCATGGATATGGTGGCAGTGCTTCTTGGGGTCGTCAAACCAACGCATTTCAAAAGTACATGACGCAATGCCGAGCTGATATGTACATAGCCGGCCACATTCACCGCAAAGAAACCTTTCCGCACGTGCAGGCTTACATCGACACTAGGAATAAAGTTAAACAACGCAAAATAGACTTTATCAGAACCGGCACGTACAAAGATGAATTTAGAGACGGTGCAGCCGGCTGGGCTAATGAAAGAGCCATGGGTGCAAGACCGCTGGGTGGTTACTGGGTTGAATGGTACTTTAGAAACCGCAACTGGTACCGAAAAATCTACGAAACTGATCTTTGATTAATCTTGTAGGTTATGTCTAACATCTTTTTAATTTGTTCGGCACTTAATACGCCATCTTTCGAGGCTTCCAGCCTAGCACGCATTTCTGCACGGTATAAATTGTGGTCCTCATGTGCTTTTGCCAGGTTTGTTCTTAGTTCGTCGGCTTCGGTGCACGCGCCTTGTAGAATTTGCCAGCTATGCTCCAGCGTACCCCAACCAGCACCGTTTGCATTTGTCAGCACACTACATTCACACCCGATCACAGCACCTGAGTGGCTCCACATACGTTTGGGTTTCATTCCGCATTGATTACAATCTGCCAAATGATCGGTGCCGTGTTGGCTCAATACGCAATTTCTAATCCTGTAATTCAACCTAGTTAAATCTATCAACGCTCTATTTCCTGAAGTGAGATTGCAACGTTTCCCGGCTTTTCAACGCCGTTGCGGAATACGTGCAATTCGTCTATCTGCTCGTCGTCTTCAAATACCCCTGCATGATCCATGGCATCCAATAGGCTTTTGAGGATGTTGTCCAAATCCCTTCGGCGTCTATCCGGCATAGTTGCAATAACTGTTAGCTTCAGCCGGCCTGTGAGTGTTTCACACCCTTGCAGTTGCTGTACTACATCTTTTCTGTATTGCCGGCCTTTAGGTGAAATAACCATCCGGTTGTTAAACTTTCGCCAGTAGGTGTTTACAGTTGGCGGATATGGCAATATGAAATTCATAATCCACAGCCGCCTTCACATTCCATGTCAAACAAATTCATTTGGTCTTCATCAAGTTTGCATTCTTCCAACGGCTTGCACGAACGGTGCAAATACGCTGGATAATTTAACCTCTTATTCAATGGTGTGCCTTTAGTCCTCAATGCTTTATCAATAGCCAATGCACGTTGCCAATCTGCACCACCAGCGCGTTTCAATGCAAGCCATTCACGATTTGATTTATAGGGGCAATAAACACATGCTGACCTCGGCACATTGTGTGGCACTCTTTGCTCTAAATAATTGATGCAGTCTTGTCTGGTCATTCCATCTTCTATCAACGGAAAACTGACATCCGTCCAGCCACGTTGGTTAAATCTGCCGCGCGCTCTTGCTGCTCTACCAGGCTCATCCATACTAAATCCGACATATTGCCAGATTTTTACATCTTTAGGCACTCGTTGCCTCGGCTTTAAACCTAGAATGTCACGCCTAATCGTTTGTTCCACCACTTTAATTTTGTAGTCGTTTGTGCATTGTCGTTGCACCATTCCAACACTGTTTGCAGACTCATTGAATGTGAAAACAGGAATGGATGAAACCCTATCCTTAGTTTTATCCATAAGATCATCACCTAGACAACCGTTTGATCTGACTAGCAATTCAGCACCACCCAATGTTTGCAGCCATTCTAAATGCTTGTAAACTGCTTCTGGTTCATCGCCTGGATCGGCAAAAATTGCATAATCAAATTTGACATCTAGATCGCCATCTAGATCCATCAAATACAATGCAGTTGATTGAACGCCTGCTCCTAAACTCAATATGTGTATTTCTTTCATACGTCGAAAATTCCTGCAATAGCTTTGGCTTCCAGCCAGGTAATGGCTTTAGTCGTGTAACCGAAGGGATCAATATCCTTGATGACGTGCTGCCTGAATTCACAGATAGCAGTTGACCCAATCGGCCACCAACGCTTCTTCCAGTTGATGTAATCCTTAAACGGTGACTTTATACGTATTCCAAAGCTTTCTTTTAGGTCTCTAGCTGCTTGTTCAAACTTAATCGGCTCAGCTGGCACCTGGTCGCTGACCCATTCGTGGATGGTTGTTTGTATCTCCCAGTCCTGCGTTTTTAGGTTGCTGATCCATTCGTAAAAGCTAATAGGCTTTTTGTTATTAGATTCCCATAATTCACAATAATCATCATACATTTGCAGAGCTCTGGTAAACGGATTACGTACAATCACAGCTCTTTGATAGTGCAGGTAGTCATCTGGGATTTTTGTGCTGTGTAGGTGTGTCCAGTGTGTCTGGCCAGAAGCCATCAATACCATTGCACCTTTACGGTCACCCAAACAATTGTGAATCCTGCTTGCCTGTGTCCCTGGCGGCGTTAGAATCACCAACTTTTGTGGCTTTAGAATTAGCACGTCTTGGCCTCCTGCCGGCTGTAATGAATGATATAAGATGTGCAATTATACCAACCTGTTTAAAACCTGCTTTTCCTAGTTGTTGGTCGAGTTGCGCTAGAATATCAACATTGTTCGTGATTACTTTACACCGTTTGTTTTCACCCTGTTTGATGTATTTTGCTCTGAGCACTTTTCAATTCCTTTAGTTTTGACCTTAATCCGGCAATGGTTTCAGGATCACCGTGCTTTTGCAATTTGCTGATCTTCTGCTCAATGCTGTATATCTCACCAGCCATCACATCTGCTTCGGTTGTACGTTTTGCCGGAGCTGCTTTAGGCACTGGCTCAACGTCCATGTGAACCAACGATTTCCAGCCGTTAGCGATTGCTCGGCTCACTTTTAATTCTAGCTGTTTAGAATCCAGATGTTGCACGGTTTTAGCAAATTCCTCTAGCTGCTGTTGTGTGTAGCCACCCATCTGCTGACGGTACTGATACCACTTTTCTAACTGTGCTTGTCTGGCTGGTTCCATCCCCGTAAAAAAACCAATCCCCTTATTATTATTTTTTTGTTTTCTTATATTTCTTATTCTGTGTGCCGTCTCCGTATCCGTCTGCGTATCCGTGTGCGTATCCGTTTGCGTATCCGTCGGCGCGCCACCATTTCCATCACTGTGTTGGTAAGTCCTGTAATTGCAGACACTTACGACGGTAAACTGCGCGCCGCTTTGCGTGTCAATCATTTGCATGGCTTTTAGACGCTTAAAATGCCGCCTGACCGTGTTTACACTGCAGTCTAAATGCCTTGCAGCTCGGCCATATGACATAGCAAATTGCCCTGTGTTTAGTGCTTTTCCGTTGTTCAAAACAACCGGCTTAAAGTTTGCTTTGCATAGAATCCACATCCACGTTTTGAATAGCCTCGGGTCTTCAAATACTTCTGATTCGAGCAATCGACGATGAACTTTAATATATCCACTAATCATCAGACAACAGCTCCAGCAGTGCAGGATCATCATAAACCATTTGACTAAAATAGGAAATTGCTTGACTCAACCCCTTCCATTGATGCGCAAAATATGAGTCTCTGCACATTTGATATATATGCCACTGGTGTTCAAATTTACCTACAAATTCATACGTTTGAAGCCAGCCCTTAATTGCGCCGTCGACGCTTAAATAACCGGCTTCTATGTCATTCCCTGTCGGATTATCTGGAAAAAACTTAGAGTGTTGGAATATAGAACCGCCAACCCATGAATAAACCTCTGTCTCAATAATTTCACCATTTGGCCACTCAAAAAAAACGTTCACTGCTGATCTGTGTGTTTCATTTATGTCCTGTTCTGCGATAAGAAATGCAGCATTCCAATCTGCCGCTAATTCCATTAAATGCTCAGCTAAATTACCCATTACTTCCCCCTTAAATACAAATATCTACAAATCATATAAACTGTTAAAACACCCCCCGTTAATAGCCCTGGCATCACTATGCCAATCGCTACCACGATTCCAATTTCGAGTTGTTTATTCATAAAAAAATAGCTGCCAATGTCCCCACTGGCAACTATAACCCAGACGGTTGCAGCCACCCGAAAGTTTTATGGCTGCTCCCTAAAATGGTATATCGTCCTCGCCTTCGACATTCTTTATGTCATCCTCTAGCTTTTTCTTGCTGTCTTCTTTCGGCTTTAGAAAACGCTGGAACGTGTTGCGTTTGGTTCCATCGTTTTTGTCATATGTCCCTAGAAACCCCCTCCCAGACTTGTTGAGCATGTCGCCTGGATCGCAATCGCCATCATTCCAGAACTGAATACAGCCTATCGAATTGCATAAATGCTTCAGCTTATATAGGTGTTTTCCCCCAATGTACTGATGAATCAAAGCTGTCTCTCCATCGGCCAGGAATACCCTAAACTTAAAAAACATCTGTTCCACACCGAATTTGCTTACCGAATCTTCAGCATGGACAATCTCAAAATCATATTCGCCCTCTGGCACTAGCCAGCTGGCATCTTTAACAGTATTCGGATCAAACTGCATACTTAACTCTCCTATAAATGCATATATTTTTCAAAGTAACTAAACCTATACGTACACCATGATTGGTTTTAATCCATGATTGGATTTGCTTCAAAGTCATGCCGTCAAAGTATCGTGGTAAATCAGTGATACATTCAAACGCAATGCACGCATCCAATACTTTCCTACTAACTCGCACCCGTCGCATTTAATCGCCCCTCACAATATTCAATAGACTTGTTAACCAAATCATGCGGCAACTCCTCCAATTGCTGCACTTTGGCCTTCTGTAGCCACTTATCAACAGTTACCTGTCCGATGCCAGCTTCTTTGATTAAACCTCTTAGAATGGCCACCCGCTCTTCTGAGGCTACTTCTACGGCTTCAACGCTAGCGTTTAGGTGCTTTTCCCCATACTTTTTGGCAAATGTCTCAAAATCCAACGGAAACCGCTCATTTAGCTTGAATCCCTGCAAACGCTGCTTTCTAACACGGATCTCGCGTTTATCAGTGCCGCGCAATAGGCATTCCAGCCACAAATCAAGTTCATGATCCATCAGGTTCATGCCGTCAAATGTGGTTTCGTTAGTTTCTGAGCCGAAATCCTGCTTGCTGTGGCAAATGAGAACAGCGTTCATATCCAGCTTATCAAGCCATTCAAACAGAATTCTGACCTGCTTGTTAGCTTCACGCCGATCCGCACCAAAGTCCGTTCCGATCTCTTTTCCGTTGCGCTTCAGCTTTGCACAGCGTGCAGCTTCGACGCTGTACATCTTGCTGAATGAATCAATTACTACAGTTTTGAAACCGTGCTTGTTGGTTGCCAGCCATTTAATCAGCTTGATTACTTCGGCTATGTCCTGGCTGCCATCATCACGTCCAAAGTAACTAGCCCCATTGGCTTTCAGTTGGTCGGCGTACCATTCACGCTCGGCACTGCCTTCAACGTCTATAAATGCCACGGCTGGAAACTGCATTGCAAACACAGTTTTACCAACCCCGGCTTTGCCCGAAAGAATGATTTTAGCACGCTGGCTACCTCTAGCTTTTGGCTTCTTGAACGGATTTCCCATTTTCTATTTCCCCTCTTAAAATTTTCACAGATTCAGGCGCCTTGATTTCAACCTTGGCACGCGAGTTATTTACATGATGGAAAACGATTACACAATCATCGTTGATTCGTATTGTTTCCCCCTTTTTTCGTCTTAAAACTAATCCCATAATATCCCCTATTCAAATACACTTTCCAAAATTGTTTGCTGTTCGTCTGTATCCCTTAATACTTCAAGCAGCTGGTCCGTTGTCCAGGCTAATTCGTCAACCGGCACTTCATAAACTGTTGGACGCATTGCAAAGATGTTTGCGTCGGCAAAATCTGTCCATTCACTCGCTCCGTAGAAATGGACCTTCGAGCCGTCGAACCTCATGCACAGATAGAACGTAACGCATTCCTCGTGCAACCAACGGTACCTGCTGATCCTGATTCCGTCAGTGGCTTCATTGAAATTCCAGCCGGCCTCGAATGGCACACAGCAGACGCCAAACAGCTGCCCGGTTGTCGACCCTTCGCACGTGAAATCGTTGGGACTGTCAGAATAGCACCACTGGTGATAAATGCGATTATTTACACACCATCGACTAAATGCCCATTGCCCGATCAAGTGCAGCGCTACATCTTCTGCCGTGTAGCTTCTCCCCTTAAATCCCTTTGTACGCTGGCCAAACTCTGCCAGCTGCTTTGCCTTAGAATTAATACGGCCTCGCACTGCTTTTGGCACTGTTATGATTTCAGCACGGCCAGATTCCATTTGAAACATTCCCTGTTTCCCCCCCCTTAAAAAAACAAAACATTAAATCAACTATTAAAACATTAGAATACTACATTTTTATATCGGTTGCATGCAATAGAATCTGAAATTATTTTGTCAGCAAATGCCAGACTAGAGAACCAACCGCTCCAGCTAACGCTGTAACCGTGCTACGGGCTAACCATTTATTAGAATCTTCAATCTTGGCTATGCGGTCTTCAGCCAACGCCTGACGCGTTCCTAGCGGTGGCTTGCCGTTTCCCTCGTGTAGCTTGCAAATAGGCTCTAGACGCGCTGTGAGACGTTCCAGCAGTAGCTTGATTTCGGTTATGTCTTCTTGCATATTTAAGACGCCGGCGGGCGGATCGAAACCCACGCCGCCGGCTTCCCTTCGGAGGATCGACTATATTTTTGCGCTACCGTATTCTTCGGATGTTATCCAGGCATTCAGGCTGGTTGACGCTCCGGCACTTGCAACCGTTAAACGTACGTTGCACGGATTCAGATTGAAATTAAATGCTCCATCGTCGGACAACTTGCCTTCGTCGCCAATGCTGATCCATGTGGTTCCATCGTCTGGGCTAACCTCTAGCTGTAGTGTTGCACTATCCCAAGTGCCGGAGGCTATGACCTGCCCTGTTCGACCATCCCAGTTTAACGAGCTGGTGGAACCATTGGCAGTTTGTGCTGTAAATACTTTATCGTACGTATACATTATTTTTATTCCTTATTCGGTATTTTATAAGCTACTGGATTAGCGATTTTTGATCCTATTTTGTGAGCGATACCAGATATGCTGCCACCGCCTCCACCACTTGATTCGTATTCAATGACCAACTCAGCCGCTTCACTCCCGCTTGAATAGTCGTATGATCTTAGATTGATTAATGTTGTGGATGGATACGATACTTCAATCCACAATGCGAGCATCATTGAATTGCCACTTGACCAACCCGCGCGATCTACGATTTCCTGAACGATGTCTTTTATGTCAGGACTTGTCTTTTGTCCCGAACCTGTTCCAGTCGCAAAGTTGGTTATGCCAGCAGTCGTGAAATTGCTTGCCGCTAAATCACTGCCAGCCGTAGGAGCAGAGACATTATCTTTATCGAATCCCTTTACAGATAATGTCCGGGATGCATAACTGCTTTGATACGGTTTTAAGTAGGCAGATGAAATTGTAGCTCCCTGTTCAATCGTTATATTCTGGAATCTGAGATACCCTATAAAATGGTCGACGTAATTCGGCCAGTTATCCCAATCTTCTTGAACCCCGAATGTCACGGAAGATCCGGTGTTGGTAGGAGTCAGCCAGCCAGAGGTAGGAGTAGACGCAGAGCTAGTAGACTTCATCGCCCGCCCATCATCCGCACTCGCAGAGACTGTAAATGTTGTGGTTGTTGACATTTAGCCGATTTCCTTGTCTGTAATCTTTCGCAGCACAATATTAATTGCTGCGACTACGCCACCAACTATGGCCGCAACTTCAGGATTCTCTGCCACCCATTCGCCGTTTGTTAATGCTGTTAATGAGCTAACAATAAATGCCAGCACGTTTACCCAGATTGTTTTTGACTGATACCACTTTTTCATATTGGCAAACATCCTTTCAAACTAACTGCCCCAACTGCCAACAGCCCCAGCAATAACAGTAAAGCCGTCCACTTTCGTTTGGTTGCAACTGCTTTTGCTTTCTCTGTTTTAGCTTCAATTTTATCTAGTTTGTAGTCTTGCCGGCTAGCTTTTTTTGTCATCGGCTCCATCTCGCCATGGGTGTAGATATAGGAGCCGTCGCTTTGCCTGTATCGTTTTTTTCGTCCTACCATTAGTAGACCCTTCCGTTTTCGGTACAAATAACCCACGCGCCGGTTAGTTCTGCTATTTCTTGTGCCTGCTGCTGGCAGCTCTCTACAAACCAATCTTTTCCAGTGGCTGCAAACGCTTTGGCTTTATAGTTGCTGATTACTCCCTGCTTCGCTCTGTCGCTAGCTGATCCATCAAACATAATTAGCTCGGTAACCTTTACATCATGGCCAGCCAGCCAGTCTAGCGTTAACTGCCTATCTTTTTCAAGCCTCGCCGTAATTATGGTTATCGGCTCTTTTCTTGGCAAATATCTAAGCCTAGCCGGTACCGTGTACCACTGCTCAGGTGGCTGATCGTGACAAATTACGCCATCCATATCAAACGCCATGCGTGCCAGGTACCCGCTATTAAATAGGTTCCACTCTAAAAGGTGTGGCGGTTCCAGCTCTTTAGAAAATAGCTCCGGCTTGCGTTTTGCATGGGGGTTTACGTATACGGCAGCCGTAGAACACTTAAACGACTCAAGCCGCTTCAACGTGTTACCGTTCATTACGGTGTCATCTACTATCAAAATAGACTTTGACTCACTGGCTCTAAGCCGCTGGCCTTTGCCTACTTCGGTTATATAGCCATTATTCAACGTAAACAGTGGCAAATGTAAGTGTGTCGCAATAACGCTTGCAGGAATCATACCAGACCGCGGAACTCCGCAAATGCCATCTATATAATGTGGCACCTGTTCGGCTAGGGTCATTGCGTCCGCTACTAAATCTGCCGTGTAAACTAGGCGAGCATCTCTATACGCTGGCGTTGGCTTTAGGTTGTTTAGCTTCGCTCGCCGCTTGTTGCATCCACCGCAGGGTTTAACGCCTGCTGCTTTCGTCACCCTAGCAACAGTATCTCCCAGCCCTTTTTTAAGCCCGCAATTTCTGCGTGTGGCTTTACGTTTAATCACGCCGCAATTCTGGCATTGATAGCCGTTGTCGGCTTGCTTAAATATACAATCAACCATTTGATACAGTTACTGTTCCCGTTGTATTGCACCAATGTGAAAATTGAGCATATATATCTGTGCCCCCTGGTGATCCTGCTAAACATCCGAGACCACTATCATATGTAAAAGTTTCTGTTCCTTCAAAACTACATTCTGATAAACTGTCAATTTCTTCATCGTAATTCCACGAATAAGTACAAGTACCACCAATGAGACCGCCTGAAAATCCCGCGATAACGTGTAAATTTACCTGCCAAACTCCACCAGGACACAAGGTCAAATCTAGCTTTTTTAAAGTCATTGTATCCTCGTATGGTGCCCCAGATATGACACTAGGAACCGTGCATGACGGAGCTGAATAAGCCGGCCAGCTATAGCTCCATTTACAGCATAGCTCGTCGTCAATACTAACCTGGCCTATATAACCTAGAGAATAAGTACCGTTCAAATCGTCATCGCACACATCACAATCAGAATCAGCCCACCCGCTAAAGTTTACTTCTAATTCAAGGGGTATTCCACACTTACAGCAAATCAAGTTTATTTCTTCACAGCCGGCTAAGTCGTCGGCATTTCGTTTAATGTCGATATCGTATACTCGAACATGTTTAGAAATTGACTTAGTAACGCCGTCACAATCAAAAGTTTCGCTGCCTGCAGTAGTGCTACCCATAACAGCCATAGCTAACTGATTACCGCCATGAGCATCTATAAGCAGCGGCAGGCTAAATTCGCTGGTGGATAAGAATATAAACGGATCGCCAGCGTCGCAGGTATCGACAGCAAACTCTATTCGTTCTCTCCATGTAAACACGGCAGACGGCAGGGTTATATAGTCTATTTCATCCAGCTCTAATGATCCGGAATTCATTTTCATTAACTCGAAGACGACTGCCGTGCCGGTCGAGTGTTCGCCATCAATATGAATTCTAACGCCGTGCCAGTTGTCATCGTCGACATAATCAGCTACTAACTCAATTCCTACGTTGTAGGTACTACTAGTAATATCTGGGTCGTACGTTAACTCTAAATCAAAGAACGCTGAGTATTTGTCTGGCAGCTGCTGCTTAAACAATGCGCGACGACCCGGAAAGTTATCATTGAATACACCCTCTGCCCAGACTTTGCCCTCGTCAGATGGGCAATTAATGACAAAACAATCGGAAGTTGTATTTCGTACGCTCCAGGAATTACCTGTGGGGGTTTCATCGTCCCATTCCTCACCCAGATACCCCAAGAATACTTCAGGTATCCCCAAAATCTCACAGAACGTAGTGCTGTAAATTTCGCAGCAATCGCACTCATTGCAGTCTGGGCTTCTCTTTGATATGGACATTAGCCACAGGCTTCCATATCTACATACCAATAACTGCCGTTCGCGTTACGTTTAATAGTAATCCATGCACCCGAAGCAATCGTTGCGTCTGCGATGTTATACACTGTTAGATCATGGCTAGTATCTGTTAGCGTAGAACCGTCTAAGTAGTAAATACTAGCTGTCCCGCTGCCGGCTGTTGTTCCACTTCTTCCGCTGATTCCGTTACTTTTAGCAATTGCGGTTTGTATTGGCTCTAATATAAACAACCCGCTTTTAAAATCCCTAAAACATAAAACTATAGAATCAACCATAACGGGAATCTGGGATTCATTGTAAACATCTATTGACCTATCTGTTTTTTCAGCTCCGTAACTTTCAACCTTTGTTTGATTGCCTACGGTTTTATTATCGACATTAAACTCCTGCACTACTGCTTTACCAGTGCCCAGAACTCCATCGCTTGCCGGTGTCACCATCTCTGTAATTTTTACATAAATTATATTTTCAATTGCTACCTGGCTTTGTGCTCTACCTGCTTTAGCTTCAAGCTCGCGCACTCTTAGCCGGAGGCTTTCGTGATCGGCTTTAATCTTTTGGACGGCTTCGGCCGTCAACATGAACCCTCTAGGCATTGCTTGAACTTATATTAATAGGGTTGCCGTTGCTTGTTAATGTGCTGACAGTTACCACGTCAGGATCGTAGACAATACCGCCGTTGGGCTTCAGGTTTAGCGTTGTAATGGTCCGAGCTAGTGCAGTCCTAAAACAATCAATCGTGCCGCCTTGCGCGTTACAGGTTGTAATTGTTCCGGTGCCGTTATAAGTTAGCGTGCCGGCTTCCAAATTAGCGGTTGTAATATTGCCTTCTACTTTTGCATTCCCGCCGATTAGATTAACCGTAGTTAGTCCAGCTTTACTATTCATGTTACCGCCGTAGCCTGTGAGCGTTGTAAGTGTTGCACCTGCTCCAGCGTTTACAGTTCCGCCGTTAACATTAATGTTAGCTACGGTTGCGGTTTCTCCGGCTCTGGCTGCTATGCCTACCGTTCCACCTGTTACGTTTAATTCGTCTATGGCCGAGCCTTTCAAGTATAAGCCCTGTTGCCCTGTGGACGCTCTAGCGGTCCCTGTAACCGTTATATCTATAGCCGAGGTGTTAACGTCGATAAAGCATAAGCCCGATCCGTCAAACGTTACGCCGCTACATATCAATTGCAGATAACCGGCTTTAGTTCCAATCTTGCCGGTGTAGCCTTCCTCAATAATTAAATTGCCGAGCGTACCGTCGGCGGTTCTATCTAGATTCGTTGTAACGTCGCCAGTGTATTCGCTCGTGAAGTACACGTTGTCACCGGCTGTCGGAATTGCACCGCCGAGCCAGTTGGCTGTATTTGCCCAGTCTCCGTCACTATTTCCGTTTGTCCATATTACATCTGCCATTAGTTAAGCCTTTCCTGTAACGCTTGCGGCTGGTTAATCCCCCAGTTCAAGCCGTTAAAATCAAACTCGGGGTAAACAGCATAACGCAGATAGACTGCGCTTGCTGCTTCTAATTTTAACTGATTTCCGTGACCGTCTAAAAGAACCGGCTCAGCAATCGGTAGGCCTCGTCCGTCAACTATGTTGTTCTTAGTTGTAGCGCCTTCGCTGACGTTTTTATTGCTTGTTTCGCAATAGCCTCTGTCGAGGATATCCAGCCGCCAGGTAAACAAATTATCTATCAACAGCTCAATTTCCGTTGCGTAAAACAGCTTGCCGTTTTTAATCGCTGGGTTGTAACTAATTGAAATTACCCTGCAGCAAAAGGGATTTGCAAACGCAACAAAATCTCCGAATGCGTCGAATATATTTAAATTCTTAGTATTCACGGAATTTACAAATTTTAGCCAGAACACCGGCGCCAGTCTCAGATTCATCCGAATATTAACACGAATCCGCGTGTAATCGATTTCCGGAGGTGGCTCAAACGGAGTAAAAACTGAATTTGTAATCGGGGTATTGTCTAAAATGCCTCCCTTACCATCTGGCTGTGTAAATGGTGGATTAGGTATCGGAGGCTTATTCCCCGCAATTTCAATATGGTCAAATTCAAATTGCCCGTTTACAAATTCGGTTCCCTGCCCTATATAGGCGCCTGATTTTGCTGCTCTACTGGTATTAACTGCCGCTACTGAAATTCTAACCATCTCATCGAGCGGTTCTTCTGTAGGCTGCCCTTCCGAATCTAAGCCGCTCGGCTCTTGACCGTCTGGCCCGTCTTTACTGTCTCCTGGTTCTCTCGGCCCGAATGTTACGCTAACATTCCAAACAAGCTCAGCAACAGGGGTTGGATTAACTGATTTTACAAAAGCAAATGCGTCACGGTCATTGCCTATATTATAGGACTCGCCAGGAATTGGAATTCTGTTAGTTCCGTCATCGGCGTTCCCGACAATCAGCGGACCGTCGTTCCGGTCATCTACTTCAACCTGGTAAACCACGTTAAACGTGACCCCACTCCCAGTAGTACCGGATGCCGTCCATCCGTTATGTAAAATCTTTACGCTTGTAACTGCCATTAGATTCCTACTATTGCCGGCTGGTTGCCTGTGTTGTTTTCAATATTCGCCAAATGCTGGTTGGCTTCTTCTTGCGCCTTTAGCTGTGCCAACTGGTGTTTCTGCAGCGCTTTAATTGCGTCTGTTCTTGCCTGCGCTGCTTCTACCGTTCCGCGTATAGCAACGCCTACGCCTTCCCGGTTTGCGATAATGCCGAGCGCTTTAGATAGCTTCTCTACCTGCTTTGTTTCCTGCTTTAGCTTCTCTGTGTTTTCTTCGGCTACGTCGCCAATTGTTTCAGTTTGAGCCGCTGCCGCTGCTACGTTGTCGGTGCTGTTCGCTAGCGCTTCAGTTTTTGCAACAGCGCCATCTGCTTTTTCTTCAATGTTATCGAAAAACATATTAATTCCAAATACTGCTGCTGTGGCCGCTGCTCCAGCCGCTAACAATACCGGAATACCGACACCGCTAAACGCTAACGCTACAGCTTGTGCCGCTGCGAAAGTTCTATATATTTTTATTGCACTTCTTATGAATTTAACTAGCTTTACGCCCCATTTAATGACCAACGCAAACGCCGCAACGCCTGCAAGGATCGAAGCTGTTAGCTTGACAGTTTGCATGTCTAAACCTTGCACCCAATCAATCATTACAAATCCGAGGTTTAATAAATTCGTCATTGCTGGTAGTAACGCTTCGCCAAACGTAATAGCTAAATCGTTTACCTTATCTTTGAACGTAGACCACTTACCCGCTAGCGTGTCGGCTTGCTCGGCCATAAGGTTTCCAAACTTGCCGCCTTCCCCGCCTAACGAAGTCATAGCCGCCTCAAAGTCTTGAAACGAAACTTTTCCCTTGCTAACCATATCCCGAATGGCTTCTTCAGGAACTTTGAAATGTGCAGCTAATGCGCTGATAACAGGGATTCCACGCTCAGCTAGCTGATTTAGCGTTTCTCCCATTACTTTGCCCTGGCTTTTAATCTTGCCGAATATCTGGGCTAGGTCGCCGATGTTAGCGCCTGATGCAGCCGCCAGGTTGCCGAGTACGTGCAACGTTCCGCGTACCTTATCGGCACTAACGCCAAACGCTAAAAGCTGTTTAGACGCAGCTATAAGGTCATTTAATTGAAATGGTGTACTGGCTGCAAAATCTCTAATTTGTTGAATTAATGCGTTAGCGCTTTCAACCGATCCGGTGAAGGATTTAATAGCTATGGTATCCTGCTGAAGTTGGCTAGCTAATCCTATTCCAGTCTTAAAGAACTGCAAACCGCCTAACGCCGCTCCAATCTTTGCAGCAGTGCCGATAACCTTTTTACCGAATGAATCCATCGAGCCGCGCGCACGTCGGACTCCAGCCTCAAACGGTGCAGTTTTAGCCACAAAGGTTGCCGCGATTGATCCAATGCTAGCCATTCTTTTTACCGTACCTCATCGCGTTAATATACTGGTCATCTATGACCTGTTTTTTCTTTTTGCGTTTGAATTCTGGCACAAACGCATCTAGTTCCAACAGGTCGCTTTTATTCTTTGCTAACAGGTTTAACACTATTGAGCAAAGATAGCTAGTTTGTAGCCAGTCTTCGCCGAATGGTTCCACGTGATAAAACGCGATCCACTCGTCAAACGTTTCCGCTGGCATATCTTCGAGCATTTGGGGAACGTTCCAAACGCCCAAAGCCAAACCTAGCTTGTAGGCGAAACGGCGTCGGCTATCGTTTCGCAGTTTTTTTCCAGTTCCTCAATTTCATTGTCTCCGAAACCGGCAAAATCACTGCAAGCATCAAACAAAGCGGCAATAACTGCCCCGTCTAATTCGCCTAACGCCTCCATATCGGCTAACGTCAACAGCGGTTCACCCTTATCATCAACCAACATAGTGATGATTAATCGACGCCTGGCATCTATGTTAACTTGTCCGGTTTTCTTGTTTACAACTGCTCTTTCAAATCTGCTCTTTTCCGCCTCGCTTAATGATTTAATACGAAACGTCAAATCAGCAATTTCAACAGTTCTAAACCGTCTACCGGCTCTAGAAAATAGATCATTCTTCGTCGCTATGGTCATCGTCTACCCCTTCAATCTCAACCGATTCGGGCGGTTGGTTAACGCTCGACGCTTCGCCTACGTTTTCCGCCACCGCCTTTTTAACTAATTCTGAAACGTCACAGGATACGGCCTGTATAAAACATACCGGCCGTCCTGATTCCGTGCCACAATATCCAACATGCACACCGTCTATAAGAATCTTTTGAACGTCGTTAACTGATTCGTTTGGGTGTGGCTCGAATGATACTTTCATTTTATCCCCTTTCTAGGTTTTATGCGTAGGTCGGTTGTCCTGCCCATTTAATGCTGAATTCACCTGACAACAAAGAACCGTTTTCCGCATCTGGCCCTGTGCTACTTGTCAGAAAACCGGAGCCGCTGAGCGTTTCGCCGGAGGTGTAAGTAATTGTGATAGTTTCAGCCGCTCCGCTAATCGGCGGAAACGTAGTAAAAGCTGGGTCCCAGTAAAATTCGCAGCTAAACTCGCCGCCGTCAATCAGGTCATCAGGTACAAAGGTCTTGTAGTCCGTTGTGCCCAAATGCGTCGTTTCGATGCTTTCGCGGCTCATCTCAGTGCCGCCAATTCGTGTATAGTTTGCGGTAAATCCGCTGGTGCCAAACACGATAGTAACACCATTTCCAGTTTGTAAAGCCACTGTAAAAGCTCCTTCTTAAAATGTCGGGATTGATTCCGAAAATACAATTCTAAAGTCTAAGGCTGTAACATATAAACCGTCATCGCTACCGTCGGCGGGTACTAAATAACCGCTATCGCGGCTTTCTAGGATACAGCTTTTAATTGTTTCACTACCGGCGGTTCCGGTGTAACCCTGCAACGCCTGGCGTACCGCTTCCGCTACGCTTTCGGCCTGTAATCGGGTTGAACTAAAGCAAGCTACTTCTACCAGCGATTCAACAAAGCCAGCCGATGCACTAATTGTGTGCATATGGTCGCTGCGTGTTTCGCTTAGGACGACCGCCGGAAACGTTTCGTTCTGAGATAAAGCATCTGGCCTGATCCGCGTTGATACTAAATCAGTTACGCCGGTAATCGTTAAAAGGTAGGTTCTAAGGCTGCTACATACTGCGCTCATTATTTCACGGCCTCCCTTAACGCTTTTGCTAATTCTCTTTTCATCACAACCTTAGCTGACGCTACGCCGGCCTTTCTACCTTTATCTAAATAGCCTGTGCCGGTAACGCGGCCGTACGGACCTCGCCCCCAAAGAAACCTCGTATGGCCTTTGTTTACTAAATGCGCGTGTGGTCCTATAGCTTTATTTTGCCTGTAAGCGTGTCCGGCCGTAATTCCAATTACGCCAGCTTTCCTATAGGCTTGCGCTGTTTTCCATTTGCTTGATGGTTTCCTGGTTAGACTTTTTCTTAGGTTATCTTTAGGCGTTGCTGGCGGCCACCACTTTTTATAAGTTCCGGTCTTTTTAGATTGTGGCGTTAGCTTTCTTACCTCTTTCAAATAGGCCGTTGCAACTTTTCCCATCACGCTTCGCGTAACTTTACGCTCTAATTTGCTCGGCATTTCTGACAATTTTTGCCACAAACGCTTTAGACTTTGGCCGTCTAATTTAATCTCAACATCTATAGCGCCTTTTGTTTTTTTTGCCGGCTTCGGCGGCTTATAGTTCGGGTTTTTATACATGAGGCTTAATTGGCTCATGCTTAACCCTTGGCCGGCGTGCGCTGCTACGAAATCATTCCATGCCGACATTACACATCCTCCCGACAATACAACCAAACTTCGCGCTCGTGCGTGTCTCGGCGTTGTACGCTTTCGATGTGTAAATTCCGGCTATCGTATACGACGCGGTTTTCAGGCGTTGGAAACGTGCCCTGTGGATACCTAATTCGCACTACGTGCGAAACCGTCGCGTCTACTTGCTGGCCGCGTATCTTTTCCGCCCCGCCTTTGTCAATAACTTCCGCGTAGCATGTGCGATATGTTGACCAGGTGCCTATATGCTGGCCGGCGTCGTCTACTGTTGTCGCTCGGCTTTGCAATTGCACCCGATGCCTTAGCGTTCCTGATCGTACCACGTGTAATCATCTCCTAAACGATACTGATTAATCAGGGATTCAACAGCCATTGGCACCTCTTGCGGGCTGGCATTAAATACCACTGCTTCACGGTGCTCGAACATATGCGCAACAAGTAACAATGCCGCCTGTTTGATTGCCTCCGGCGTTGAGTCACTGTCGCCGTAACCGCAAACGTAGCGAACCCTAACGGCGTCGGACTCTAGCCGCGTTGTCGGCCAGCTTTTGGAATATGCTGGCTCTACAAACGCCGGCTCTCGGCTATCGCTTACGATATACTCTGAACTTGCCAGGGTTTGTTCTACCCCGTCGCCGTCTTTGTATTTAACGCTGGTTACGCTTTGCAGCTGGCCTTTAGGCAAATAAACCCTGCCGTTAACGCTGTGAAACTTATCAAAAATCAGCTCGTAGGTTGCCGTGCATATTTGACGGCTAGTACGGTTTTCAATATAAGCCGTAGCGGCTTTTATAAAATCGTCTATCTGCGTATCAAACGTGCTATCGTCAATAGCTAGGTGGGCTTTCGCCTCGGTGCTATCGATCGGGTAATCTGTCGCCGCTGTGATTGTCTTTATAGCGTAGTTATTCATCTACTGATTTTCGCTTTCGCGCTCGTGGCTTCTTTTTTACAGCTGCCTCAATAACAGGCTTGCTGCTAGCGGCCTTTCGACCGCTAACAGCTTTTGCCTGGTTGCTATCAATGAGGCGCTGCGCTTCGTCTTCGCCTACGTCGATTATGTCACCGCAATTCTGGGTAAAACCGACGCCGGCTCGACTTACTAACAGCTCAACCTTCATATCTAACCCCTTACGCCTGAATCAGGTGTTTAATTGGGTTAGTGCCTGCGTCAATCACGATAGAATCAACACGTGCAAAGGCTACGAATCCGGTCTGGTCATAGTCTCGGTAGCGCTCATCCATTCGAGCCAATCGGACTGGCCCAGCATCGCGAATAACGAATTTCGACATATCGCCGGCAATAATGGTTTTCTCGCCTGTTGCGATGTCTGCCATTTCCTGCAAAACAACTACAGGCTTGCCGAGGATAGTGTCGGGATCGTTAGCCGTTAGGCCAGCTTGCCAGAGGTATTGACCGTTAGAATCTTTCAGCTTGCGGATAGCAGCTTTAGTGCTGTTATTCATTGCAAGGCCGAAAGATGCCGAGGCTTGATATGCTGGGTCAACGCTGTTAATCAAGTCGATGATTTCATCGAAAGTTACAGCGGTTGCGCTTGCGGCTGTTACGCCTAAGCTAGAACCAGTTACTACACCCTGTGGTTCACTAGAACCGGTACCAGTTACAAAGTAATCTGATGCACCGCGTGCAAGACGTTCGCCGATAAGTGAGCCTAGCTGGCTTCCCATATCGAAGGCCGCATCTTGCATTAGCTCCGAACTGATTCTCACAAGGCGCGAGCTGAGCTTATAGGCGCCAAGCGTTACACTGCCGTAGGTTACGTCCTGCTCTGAAACCTGAGTATTTTCAGCCAGCAACGCGCCTTTGTTGCTCGTATCGTTAACGGTTGGCATTGGTAAATCATTACCGGAAGCCGTACGCATAACGTTAGCAACTCGACGGATTCCGCCGTATTGTAGCAGGGCCTGTTCTAGGGAATCTGCGAAGCCTTCAGGAATTAAATTCCCCCCGGCTGATGCTGGGCTAGTGGCCTGCGCTCGTAGCTCTTTTCCATAACCGTTATGCGAGTAACGCGGGGCGTTGCTTCGTAGGTTATATTCGAAATAGCTTTGGCGAGGATCGACGCCGCAACGGTGAGCTGCTTCGCGTTGTTCTGGGCTAAGGTTAACCCCAGATTGGAACAATGCCCAGGCTCGCATAGCGTCACGCTTTACAGCTTCAGTGATTCGGCCGTCTCCGGCTTTTTCTGCTTCGTAGTTTGCGCGTTCTTCGGCACCCTTTAGGGCATCAAGTTTAGCGGCTACGTTTAGCGCTTCTTGTGTAGCGTTTCGTTCTTCGTCAACTCGCTCGTATTCAGCGTTCAGAACGTCCCACTTTTCTCGGTCTTCAGCGGACCAATCGGCTTGGCGTTCGCCGAGCTCTTGAATTTGCGAGGCTAAACGGTTACGTTCTTCCTGCAAATCTTGCATTTTATCAAGTGACATATTCGCACCTTTTCGTTTAGTGTTGGATAGGTGCATTAGAAAAGGCCGCACCTATATTGCCTGTTTGACAATAAAGATACAGCCTTTGCGGTTTCACTTTATTTATGGTGCCGGTTAATACTGAGCGTTTCACCGACGTTGTTTATTATGGTTATTTAACGTTCCAGGTCAAACTTAATTTCACGGAGCCTTACCCTAACAGCGTCAATTTCGCTGTTTTGCTCGCTTTCCCAGCGTTCAAGCGCTGCCCGTGCTTCTTCGACATTTTCGGCGGTTCTAATGCCGCTAGTAGCTGATTCATAGGCCGGATAAGTTACAACCGACACATCGTATAAATCGGCATCCTTAATGTTTCGGTAAGTGTTGCCGTCTTTTGCTCGCTCTATCTCTTGGCCTTCGCTGGTTACGCTAAAAGCAAAACTAGAGCCGCTAACGTCACCGCGTTTAACGCTTTCGGCTAAATCTCGGGCTGTTTGTGTGTTTGGCATATCTACCTCATACCGCAACCCTACGCTGTCGGCGGTCATTCTTAGCGTTCCAGATTTTGACCGGCCTAATACGTGATTAGGATCATGATTAAATAACGCTCTAACGTCCTGGCCTTCAGCTAGTGCCCGGTCAAACGCTCCAGGCTTAATGCGTTCAAAGTACTCAGGCATCAGCTCGTATTGAGTGCCTGCATCATCTGCCCTGTAGTAAACTGCTGCATATCCGCTGATTACATTGGTCCCGTCGTCGCGGGTTTCTACTGTAACCGCTCGCTGGTTTGGAAATTGCTTTTTCAATTGATTGCCTCGCTATAGTACGCGATTACGTTAGTCTTAAATGATTTGGTTACGGTATTTAGTGCTGCTCGCATTTGTTCACCGTCTGCCGTGTTTAGAACTTCACTTATTTCACCGGCAAGACCAAAGAACAAACGATTTCCGATGGATTCGATTAATTCCGTTGCATTGCGATTCGTTAATCCAGCGTAAACCATTGCCGCCGGCGTTATTTCTTTATGCAAACCGCTTATTTCGTCTTCATAGCCTACTTCTAACCAATTAACAAAACGGCCGGCGGTCTTTTGCTTTGCTTCTCGATTTACTTTGCGTACAAGATAGGCTGTGAATCGTTCTACGGCGTCATCTAATACCGTTTTAGCCGTTGCTCTTAAATCGTCGTCTGATTCGTCGATTATTTGCTCGGCTGGTTCCAGTTCTGCCGGTGTTTCTTCCGTTTCAGGCTCCTGATCCGCGTATTCCATGTTTAGCGGCCTCAAATACTTAGAACCGAGCCCGTCAGGTCGAGGGTTTAAGTTTTGCATTGCCCTAACTTCGTCCGGTGACAAGATACCGGCTTCAATGCCCGTCCTGAATATGCCGTATTGCGTCGCAATGTCTGCAGCTACTAACGCGGCAACGTTAAACTCTATAAACCGGCTGTTCTGCTCCTGCTCGGCTGGCGTTAATAACTTCAAATAGCATTCTGCCTCAATAGTTTTGAGCCAATGCGACAGACAGCCATTCAGATAGGCTCGGTTTTCCTGTTCTAGGCTGTTGTAGCTGGCTTTTGAATCGTCACCGAGTTTATGCGGTGGAATATTAAACCAACGAGCTATTTCTTTTACCTGCTCTTGGCGAGCACCTAACATTTGCGTTTGTTCAGGGGTAAATTGTCCCTGGTGAAACTTAGCACCATCGCGCAAAATGACAGACTTGAACGCTGCATCTAGCTGATCGTAGGTTTTACGAAAGCCGCTTTCTAGGTTGTCGGCTCCCTGTTTAGTCATGCCCGGCGGCACTTCTAAAATTCCACCAATACGGCCGCCGTTTCTAAAATATTTAGACGCAAACTGTTCTGCTGCTAACGCCAGTGCAAATGCTTCACGGGCTTTATAAACCATTTGACAGTCTGACTCGCCGTTTATGCTAATTTGTTCGATGTGCAAAATATTAGACGCTGCAAAGCCGTGCAGGTCGCCGTCTATCTCGCTTGTGTAGTATAAAACGCCGTCTTTTGTTCTGGCTGGCGCTGTTCGATCCGGTAACAGCGGAAATAATGCAATAGGGTTGCCCATTGGGTCGCGTTCAATCAATGCGTAGGCATTAGACCAGATTAGGGCATGAGTCATTAACCGACGCCAGAACTTAAACGCACTCATTTCCGCGTTAGGCCGATATTTAACCAGCTTCTGGGCTGGGTGTACTTCGTCTACTTCTCTACCCTTAACGCCTAAATCCGGCCGGCGTCTGTAGACGTTTAACGGCAGCTTTGCAACATCTCCGCTAATCAGGTTTACCGCTTGAAATACTGCGCCAATCGTTAGCGACTTTTGCGGGTTTACCGTAATTCCCGAGCTCGTAGTCTGGTCGCCAAATACTTCGTTCCATATCTCCGGCGAACTCAGCGGAATATTAGGATTTTCTATCGCTCGTGCATCTTGTCCAGGGTTGATTATGTAAGTTTGGTGCATTTACATTAACTCAATCGGGTTGTTATCGTAATAGTCAAACGTAGGCATTGGCTCAGCTTCCGCAATGCTTCGCCCTAATGCCATAATCAGGGCAACCATTCCGTCAATCTTCGCCGGATTGTCGCTACTGGGTTTTATCGGCCGTTTGTTGTTGTTTGGATCGGTTTTTATAGTGACGTTCTGAGCCTGCCAATTCAGGATAGGGTTATTGTTGTGTCTCAGATTGCCGCTGATTACTAATCGCTCCAGCTCGGCCGTAGGCCCTGCAAAATGCATGATCGTTTGGGGGAAGTTTGTCCGTAAACAACCTAGCTGATTCTCTAACCTTGTCGTTAAATCTTCAGCGAACAAACGGTCATACACTATCTCGGTAATTATAAACCTTTCGGCCAGTTCCGCTATTCTATTTTCTACAACGTTGTAATCAATCACGTCGCCTGGTATTAAATCCACGTAGCCATCTGCTGCCCATTGTAAATACGGGGCTAGGTGGTCATTTTCTTTTGCCGCCTTTTCTGGGTAAAAGAAGTAAGGCAAACAGGCGTAATTCCCATCGCCCTCATCAAATACCAATACAAACGCAGTCATATCTCTTGTCCGGCTTAAATCTAATCCGCCGATGCACTCTCGGCCTAAATAGTCATCCTCATCAAACACTACTCGGCAATTGTCCCAGTCCGATTTTTTAAGCCAGGGACTGAACGACGTTGACCAAATGTTGAGCCGGTACATTTTGAAGTTTTGCCAGTCTGTAAGGCTACGCTGTGCGCGGGTCATCGACTTCTTGAATTCTGCCTCACTGATAATTGTCCCCATTGACGGGTTAGCCGTTTTCCATACGTCTGGGTTCATTAGCTCATCATCGGTAAGCGTAGAATCAGCAGCATACTTTAAGAAAAAAAACTCATCGTCATCTATCTCGCCGGCGTTTACCTTTTCACCATATTCCCATTGTTTACGGCCGTAGCCTAAGAGGTTATTTCCGGCGGTTGATATTTCAAAACGCATCCACTCGCTACGGCTAATGCCTGCATGTTCTATCGCGTGCGCCGTTCGGCTGTCTATAACGTGCACTTCATCCACAATAGTAGAACCGTTTAACCCCTCTAGTGATTGATGATTAGAACCGGCTACGATTTGATAATTAGAATGGCTCGGTTCGTAACTTATAACGCCGGTTGAATTGTTAATCATGCACACCTGGCTAAGCGCCGGCGATTGCTCAACCATCATGCAGGCGTTTTTGTGTACGATTCGCGCCTGCTTCATATCGCGGGCACAGCTATAGATATGCTGGCCAGGTTCACCGTCGGCGGCCATCAAGTACAAACCGACAGCGGCCCCTGTTGGACTTTTACCGTTTTTCTTTGGTAGCCAAACGCTAGCGATTCTAAAACGCCGGAGCGTACGCTCATAGAATTCACTGTGAGAAACCCAGCCGAATAGCCGGTAAAACATCTCCACTTGCCAATCCATTAAACGGATCGGCTTGCCGGCGTAGTCGCCTTCATATAGGCATAATTGCGACTCTATAAAGTTACAAACGTGTTCGCCGCGTTCTTCCTCCATAAAATAACCGTTAGCAGCAGCCTTTTCGTCGGCTTCGTTGAATATCCAGCGTTTAGTTGTTTTGTCGGTCATCGCTGGCGTGGGTTAATGGCTTGTATAGCTTCGGAGGGTTTATTTACAACTATTCGCGCACGGCTTGAAGGGGTGAGGCCAAACTCTACTAATATTTTTAACAGGCGGTCGTACCAATCCCGCGCCGCTATATCGTTAGCGTTACGCTTGCCATCTACCACGATTCCTTCGCGGTCGCTGGCCTCCTGGCACCGTCGCCAATTTGCATATGCTACGGCTAACTGCTCCATTGCCACGCGCTCGGCCACTGTTACAACGCCTAATTCGTCTAAAAGGTTAACGTAATACGTGTACGCCTCTTTTGCGTGTTTATCCTTTATCCATGTAGGCCGCCGCGTTTTCTTTTGCGTTGGCTGTGGCTCATTATGATTAACATTCTGCGGGTTTTTCTTAGCTTGTCCACGCAGACGCGAGATTTCACTCGGTAATTTTTTGCGTCCTCGAACCATAAAGATTTAATCGTACAATTTGTGGGAAAAAAATACACGCC